GGACTTTTGTTTCCACTACATCACGTTTGTCTTGGGTAAATTCTTGGATCTCACGAGCCAGGGCATGCACCATGAAGCTTTCTAGTTTTTCTAGTCCTTCACTGTGCATCTTGCGGTCTTTACGTAATTCTCCAATTTCTTCAGATAATTTTGTTACCATAAAGTTGTTGAACTTGGTGGCATTTTCTTTCATCTTAGACTGGAACTTCACGCGGTCTTCCCGCATTGCCATTTTCTCCTGGGCAAACTCTTCGAGTTCACCAGAGAGTCTATCTGTTAACATATTATCTAAGGCTTCAACCATCACTGTCTTGTCGTGCTCATAGCGTTGCGCAAACTCTTCACGTAGTTCTGCTCTGACCTGTTCACGTGCTTCTGTCAGTTTAGATTCCCAAGCTTCGTTGAGTTCTTGACTGACGTCTTCGTTGATTAGGCCGCTATCTAGCAATGGCTTGATTGCATCTAGCATGCTTTACTCCTTAATTTTGAGATCCCGAATCAGGCGTTTTACTTCCTGTGTCAGGTATCTCTGTACCTTGCTGTCATGCCCTGCTTCTCTGGCAATTTCCAACACTTTATGACCGTACTTCATGTTACGAAGTCCTTCATAAATTGCTTTGGGATATGCATTTGGAGCACTAGGCTGAGCAACAATATCTACAGTGACTATTTCAAAGTCACTGACCTGTCCGTTGCCGTCGTTCACGTTGCCGGAACCACGACTCGAAACGCCGAGTTTCACACCCGAATCCAGCATGGTTTTTACCAACTGGCCCATAGGTGTAGGTAATATTCTTAACTTACCATAACCAGCAGGTCCATCCATCCACATTTTGTCGATGCAATGACTAACTCTGTCAAGATTGATTTTCAAATCTTCTGGGTGATCTACTTCGCCCAGTACAGAATAGCCTTCATGCACTTGTTTGTTGACAGATTCAACTGCTCTAGAAATTTCTTGCACAGGATACACACGTTCGTTGGCGTTGCGAACTCCGCCTTCAATACATACACCTTCCATGTACAGTGTTTTGCCACCGTGAACATCATCTTCAACCAAGACACGAATCTTGGCCTGATTGAAGTTGAGATGTTCCTGTAGGTAACGCATTGTCAATTAACCTCTACGTCCGCCGGGCAACGGGCTCTTGGTGTTTACACCAGTAGCTTGTGCTGTGTGCGGCTTGGTAGCTGCCTTGGGAGCCTGAGTAGACTGGCTTGGGCTGTTGCCAACTTTACCAATCATGTCCTTGGCTGTAGGAGCTGTGCGACCTTGTGCAGTGTCACCAGTCATACGCACAGGCTTGCTGGCCATTCCAGCTGCACCGCTGTTGAATGCAACAGGACCTGATTTGCCGTCGCCTTCTTCTTGAGTGGTTGTTTTTGGGTGAACTTGCTTGAGGGTGATGTTTTCCATCATGCCTTCAGTTTCGTATTCATCATCATCAACTGTTTCAGGGCCCATCATGGTAGCAGAGTCAGGATCCATCATGTTTTCAAACTCGGCCATTAACTGGTCCAGTTTGTCTTCAAGATTCAAAACGTCGTCCTTGGTAGCAGGCTCGTCTCCGCCATTGCCGCCTTCATTGTCGTCGGTGCTAGCAAATGGATTTGTACCACCTTCTTCGTCACCTTCTTCGTCGTCAAACTCAGAGTCGTCTTCGCCTTCTTGCATGCCCGATTCTTCAGCTTCGACATCGTCGATTAGGTCAGCAGTTTGGCTTCCGCCCATCATGTCATGACCTTCGTCCATGTCTGTGTCAATTTCAGTGGGTTCCATACCCATGGCATTGTCTTCGTCAAGATCTTCCTCTTGCATGAGGTTTTCATAAATCTGGCGGCTCTTTTCCACAACGATTTGGTGGAAAAGTTCTTTGGCTTTGGCGTCTTCATCATTGATGACATATTCGATCAGTTGTTCGAAACGATTTTTACTCATTTAAATAGCTCCTGTTAAGATATTCGGTAATTTTGCCACCCGGCAAAATGTATACCTATATTTACAATCTTGGAGAAAAATGTGCTGTTTATGACAGTTTTTCTGTCAATTAACACAGCTATATTAGGCTGGAGGAGCAGCAGGAGGTGCGTATTGAGCTCTGACATCTTTGAGCTTCTCATTGTACTCAAAGGTTCGGGTGTCATTCATTTTTCGCAGTTTGTTCAACTGCTTGAGTGTGAGCTTGGTTTTTCTAAGTTGCCCAATATGAGGTTGGGTGTTGTCTGCTGCAACATCCTGATAGGCAGCAGGGGACTTGTGGTAAAGCTCATTGAGAATCATACAGATATTTATGCTGCTGGCGCAACTGCTGCACCTGCACCCGGAGGCTGTGCTGCTGGGGTAGTTCCAATGGCACCACCGGGTGCTCCAGCACCTTCTGCACCTTGTGGTGTGATGTTGGCCATTTCTTGACCCATAGCAACGTCGCTTTCAATGCCTGCTGGGGTAATGCCCACTGCACGTAGATCTTGACCACCTGTGGTTTGCAGTTCAGGTGTTGCACGTTCTTCTTTCCACATTTTGTCATTTTTCTGAATCTCGTCCTGTGACAAGCCCAGAAAGCGTTCCAGCATGAATCTCTTGCTCATGTAGGGCAATGGTTCCAGGCTGGCAAATGCTGTGATTCTTGTGTTGTCCAGCTCGCTTTGACGATAACTGGCAAAGTTCTGCGGCGGATTAAACTTGATCTGGAACAGGCCAGCATCAATATTGAAGCCTCTCCAGCGCATGAACATCTTGAATTCATCATCCAGTTTCTGCATGATCAAGGCCTGTAGTCGCTCGCAATACTGATTGAATCTGTACTCTTGAATCAGGGCTGTGCCTATTTTGCCGTCTTGCATGGTGCGATCTGAGTCGTCTGGACCAGTGGGTAGATAGCTGGAGGGCACACGCAGACCACGGGCCATCTTGTTGTTGAAGTATTTTAAATCGTCGATTTCACCAAGATTTTGTCCCCCGGGCAGCACATCTACGCTGCTTCCGCGGCCGTTTTCTCCCACCGGAAAGAAGAAATCTTCATTGATACTCAGCGGATTATAGCTGCTATCCATGATGTTTTGACCACCACCGCCGTATGTGGGAATACGTCTTTGATGCATTTCATTCTTCACACGTTCCACAAAACTCATGGCCATGTGGCTGGGCATGTTGCCCACGTCGATCTTGAACACTCGTCGCTCGGGCGCACGTTGCACACGATAGATCAACATGGCGTCTTCTAGCAGTTCTTTCTGCTTGAATACCTTGAAGATATTTTCCAGGATTGATTTACCAAAAGGCCAGAACACATCCAGGCCTTCGTTTAGGCTCATGTGCACCACGTGCTTGGCATCAATACAGGTTTCGTTTACAGCACGGCTGAATCTAGAAGCACCGCTCAGTGCTGAGTTTGGTGCTGTGTAACCACCGCCTTGCATGGCAGGACCACCGGATCCGCCGCCGCCGGAAGAAGGGTTGACCATGAAGTCTGTGGTGGTTTTGGCTGCCACAGTTAAATTCTGGAAGTTGGGATTGATGTCACGAATAATGTACTGTTCAGGCCGCTTGCCTTCATTTTCGTTCACAATCACACGCACCACCTTGCTCATGTCCACCCACATCATTTCAAATGTTTCTGGATCACGAACAAAAATCTGATCACCGTACTTGAGTGTGTTACGAAACAGTTTGAAGATGCGTTGATCCAGCTTATTGAGCTTGACCCACTGTTGTAACTGCTTGCGAATAATTTCTATTTCGTGATCTGTGGGATCATCGTTGTAGGTCACTTCAAACGGAGTGTCGTTTTGTTCATTCAGCTGTGTACTAAACTCAGAGATAATGTCTAAACATGCATTGACTTCCGAATCTGCATCCATGTTTTCGTACTGATTGTAACGTTCAATTCGGTTGGGATGGCCTGAATACACTTCAGGCAGTCGGCTGGCATAGTTTCGAAAACTAAAATCAGTTTCTGAAGAATTGCTAGTGCGGCCATCATTTTTGGGATAGCCCGGTAGGCCCTGTTCCTTGTTACCAGAAATAGGGCTCATCTGTCCGGAAAGATCAGCGACTTTGAAATACTTACGCCATGTCATTTAGAAATCCATTCTTGATTGCATCACACGTTGAATCACAACGTAGTGTATTATTTACCGCTATTGTCTTGCAACCTGAAGTAACTTGCCATTCTGGGACAGGCTCTTTCTGCTGAGGTCAATCAGTTCTTCTAGGCTGGCCTGTTGTGATCTGTTGCTTTGTAACAGTTCATTCAGGCTGGTGATCAACATGCCCGAATCAGTGGCAGTGGCTGACGATGCCGGTGCAGTTGCGGGGCCAGTAGGAGTAGTATCACCCACTGGTGCTGGCATTGTAGAGTTAGGCCCTGTGTACTGACCGTTCCCTAGCTTGTTTTTTTCAATTATGTTGGCCATAACAGAACTCAGACTGAATTGTGTTGTTGCTGGTGTGGCTGCTTGCACAGGTACCGGTGCTGATGTTGCTGGCGTGGCTGCTGCTGATTGATTGGTTCTTTGAGATTTGTCAAGTATTTTTGCCATGACCCCAGGATCAGCTCCTTCTCGAGCAAGTTTTGCTGGATCATTGAGTTGTTCAAACGATTTTATGTACCCCGACAACATATCTGCTGGTTTATTGAATTTGTTAATTGTTCCTTGATTTTGTTTGATTATTTCTGGATCAATTATGTTGCCTTGTGAGCCAACTCCTGGTGCAGTGCTACCGCGGCCGGGAGTATTTCTTATTCCGGTTTTGTCTCCTGTGCCGGGCAATCTTGTTACACCTGCTTGCAGAACACTGGTAAATTTTTCTAGAGCAATAGTTGCTGGACGGACTCCAACTTGTACCATGCTGTTCATGCCACGAGTAATTTCTGCTTGGCTTTGACGTATGGACACTTGATTGGCTACTGAAGCTTCAGTCTGTGTGGTCATCTTTTTTTGTTCAGCTTCTGCAGCAGCTCGTCTTTCTTCAGCAGTACCCTTGAGATTTTCAGCTGCTATCATTTCACTAACCGGCAATAGTATAGTATTGCCAGCTGCTTTGATAGTTCCACCAAACTGATCCATTCCCCGTTTGGCTCCGTCTTTGAGCAAGTCCATGGTTTGATTGGCACTAGTTCCCATGCCCTTGGCTGCTTCATTATAGGCCTCCGGCGCAGTCATCATGAGTTTGCGGCCTTCTTCGGTTGTGGCTCCAAAGCCAGCAAACGTTGCCATGAATCCTTTTCTGGTTTCACCAGATGTTTGTTTTAATATCTTGTCTTCTTCAGCCAGCTGTTTGGCTGCTGCTAGCCCTTCTTCGCCGCCGCGTTGTACTGCTTGTTGTAACTCTCTCTGATGTATAGCATAACGCTCGTTGTTTATTCTTTCTTCTTGCTCTTTTTGCATAGACTCTGCTGATTTACCAGTGAGCTTGGTCATTATGTCCATCTCTCTGATATATGCAGCGGCACCTGCTGTTAATTCTGCATTGGTTTTTCCTTGAGCTGCACCTGCTTGAGTTT